CTTCTGCTTCTGCTACCTTCTCCTTTTTCGTTGCCTTTGATACAGTTGTAACAAAAGGTTTGTCAAGAATAACAGTTGGTGTAACCTTATCTTTAAGCTTTCCTGTTGTAGAAATAATAGTTGGCTTTTTCCCTGTAATTTTGGCTACACCTTTAATTGAACCCTTTGCTGTTCCCTTTATAATAGCACCTGCTATCATACCTGTAAGCAAGGCATCTATAGGTCTAAACCCTGCACCTATACGAGACACAACTGTTTGTGCAGAAGTATCTGTAATTGGCTTGTTTTGTAAATACTCCATTGTTTCTTTAGACCTAAATAAAATATCTCCAAATGGAAGTGATTTTCTTTCTGCGTCTGTTTTTGTAGGAGAGATGCTACTTTTACTTCCTTGTACATCTGTTGCAACTGTAAACCCAAGCCCTAGAGGAGAGACTGCAAATGCTCCTCTACCATAATCTACTGCAACATCTTTCCAACTAGCATCTTTTAAGTCTTTTACATTAGGGATTTTACTTAGTTCTCTTGCTAAATAGGGGATTCCTGTTACTTCCATTAATGTCCCTATAGTTGGGTCTATACTATCTCCCAAAAAAGGTTTTAGTTTGGTAGGTACAGGAACACTCATAGCACCTCCAAACCTATTTGCAGGTAAGGGTGTTCTTCCAACTTTACTATCAGGGCTTCTACCTAGATACGACAATGCTTTTATTAAAACATTTTGTGAAGTAGGCTTACTTGGAGTTTGTGGTTTTACAGGTGCTACAGACTTTAGTGTTGCAGAAGGAGGAGCACTATAAAAAGTTGTCGGCACTTCTAACGAAGCATCTACTCTAGTTTTGTACCTAGGAGTTAGTTTAGTCTGTTTAGCTTCTAGTTCTCTTTCTTGTTCAGCTAAAGACTTCTTCTTAGGAGTTAAGCGAGACTGTCTTCTTTCTAGTTCTCTTTCTTGTTCTTCTAATGATGCCATTATTTAACTTTCTAAACCTTATATAACAACTAGGCAATAATGTTGCCATTTTATCTTGTGTTGCTAATATATATTTCTGTTGAAGATATAGCCCTACCCACTAAATATTCCCCTGTTGTGCCATAGGTTCCATCACTTTTAACGTAGTATTGTTCTCCTATCGTTAATCCTGTTTGTCCATCAATTATTCCTCCAACACTAATAACGTTTACTGCATCTCCTTGATTGGCACTTTGCCCAACATATCCTATATAAGAAGAAATGTTATCAGGAATAACTACTGCACCAAAATTGTTATAAATACTACCTACTTGGGGATTAATTGCTTGTGTTGTAGCTAAAACAGAATAGGTATCATCATATAAAGGTGTGAACCCAAATCTCCAACTAACATATTTTGTTGCTGTGGTTCCTACATCAGGGAACGTATACTTAAAGGTTCTCTCCCAAACAGGTTTGCCATTTGCATCAATAGAAAACTCTATGGCTACAGGACAAGAAGCAGTAGCTCCACTTATACCACAATTTTGGGCAGGCACACTTGAACTAGTGCCTTTGGCAAAGTCTATCCAATACCATTTATCATTTGTATCATCATAGGTCATATTATTTGCATACAATTGCCCATAACAATATTGCCCTGACAAATTTTGACAAGTAACGTTTTCATTGTTTGCGTTGTTTATATTTGTGTAGTAAGCATTATAACACTTAGGGTCTGTTGAAAAATCACAATCTGGTGCCTTCCAACTACTTGTATTATTATTGATGTTAAAAGAAACTAAAACATTATTATAATTCCAAGATTGACCCCAACTTGGGTAACCTGTCATGGTTTTTATATACCTTCCTGCATCATAATCATAATGAATACTTGAATTATCTCCACAACCTGACATTCCATCATACCAACTGTTTAGTTGTACGTTTTCTGTGGTCATACTTGCAGGTATGGTAGTGCTGTTACCCCAAAATGCCTGATAATTCCAAGCATAAGCACCATAACCTGCGTTACCACCTTGGGTTCCTGTCCAATCTAATGCCCATAAGGAACTATCAGACATATTACTTGTCCTATAACACCACCCTGTTAATGCTGTGCTATGGTCATAAAACATAGAAAAACTATAAAGACTAGAAAATGTTCCCCAAAAATTACCTGTAAGTTCATTTGCATAATCAGAGTCTCTAGTTAGAGTGCTTCCACTAAGTGAAACTGTGGTAAATTTAGGGTAAGTACCTATACTATTATTATGAACCCTTGAATACCCAACTCTTAATTTTGATGCTCCTGCGTCCCAAATTCCTGTTATTGTTGAAGGATAAATATTATAAGAGGTACTATAATAATTACAAGCACTATTGTTATTACAAGTATTTTCATCATGTATCATTTCTCTTGCACCTATTTGGAAAGTTCCTGTAGAAGGATTAACGTCTATTACCCTTCCCCACATACAACAATTTGTAGTTTGATTGCTTCCTGTATAAAGTAAAACGTATTTATTTGATTTACCTGATGCTGAATCAATGTTTATAAGTTGGACATTACCCTCACTAGATGGACTTGTGCTTGTTGTTTGGCAATTAGCACTACTACTATTACAGGCAGTAGTCCATGTGTTGTCTATACAGTAATCGGTAAACTGTGTAACTGTAGTAGCATTTGTAAATTTGCTTCCTGTAACCTTTAGTCCACTATTGCAAGTAGCATAATTGTTGGAGTCGTGATAAATATAAATATTGTAACCATTGTGATAATTACTATCTCCCTCAATAAATGCCAATGTACCCATATTTAATTCATTTGAAGCATTTTGTTGAACTACCACGTTTCTTACTTGTCCATTTGATTCAATACCAACCGAACCTGCTACAAGGTTTTGAGAAGCTACAGCACTAAAAGAACCTGCTCCACCTGAAGGTGTAAACACTTCCCAACCATTAGCACTAGAGTTAATTCTAAGCTGTTGTCCACTTGTTCCACTTCCTACTGCAAAATCAGTAGTAGGGTCTAAATCACTAGCTGTTATTTGTCCCTGTGCGTTAGACTTAAGAGGGGTACTTGCTGTAAGCGTTGCTGAACTATCTATTGCTCCTGATGAATTAACCGATAAATATGGAGCATTTGCAGTTAAGCTATCTAGCCCTGCAACTGTTAAGAAATCCATAGTTAGTCCATTACTAGCTACTTTTAAAAACTGTCCTGCTGTCCCAAGTGTAAATGGGTATTTGTCTGTAACAGCAACTTCTCCATTAGTATCACTTGCTAACATTTTGTCTGCTGTAAGTGTTGCACCTGCTAGCTTTACAGTACCATCTGCATCAGGAAATGTAATTGTTCTGTTTGCTGTGGGGTTTCCTGTAAGCTTAACCCCATAGTTAGTATTGTTCTGAATTGTAACTGTACCACTAAACACTTCATCACTTCCTACTGAACAAGTGTCTGCGTTTAAGCAGGGTACGTTTGAACTTCCTACTGCAAAAAACAAGGCAAATATGCTAAAAAATATAGCTATGTTAGACTGCATCTTTTCAGCAGGGAATATATATTTTATTTTACTTAAAGCTTCTTTCAATTTATTGCTCCTAATATCTTATTTACAACTATTTGGCAGGTTAATAATCCTGCTGTTGAACCTATTATTAGAGGAAAAACCCAATATATAAAGATATCTTTACTTGACATTATATTCCCCTAAAATATGATTTTCCACTAATCACACCTATTACACTAAGTAGCCAAACAAAACCAAACCATAAAGGCACAAGACCTTGTGTTATTCCAAATAACAATGGCATACCTAAAATAATAGTTGCTATAAAAACTTCTCTTGTAAGCATAAACATCATCATTGCAAATATGCTTCCTATACTTAAAAACAACATTGTGTAATAAAAGTTATCAGGAATATCCCATGTAGCAGGTTTTCCATACAGCCAATAAAGAAAAGAGTTTTGAGCCCTTTCAGGATTTGCTAAAGCAATGGGGTTTCCACTTCCATACCAATTTGGAACCCAACTTACCGAATCTTGATATTGTGTAGGCATTTGTGAAGCAGACTGAACTACAGCATCAGTTGAAGCTACAGTCATATCGTTTGCACTATTAGTGGTGTTTATGCTCCAAACTAATTTAATATCATTTCCATTGCCATCAACATAATTGCCTGTAGATTCATCTATTTGTGTAGTATAAGGAACAAGACTACTTGTTTCGTTGGTTTGGTTAGCGTTCATCATATATCTTGCGTTTTGAGTGTTTGTTGTTTTGTTCCCAAACTTAATATCGTAAACCATAGTTTTAGAACAATTATTACAAACTAAAAGATTGTCGTTGTTTTGTGTGGCTACCAAAAGGTGTCCTGCACTTGCTGAAGTTAATGAAGAAACATTAGATTGGCTAGATGTTCCTTGTGATGTATAACCACAATCAAGTTGTGTGTTTCCTGTTAGGTCAAGGTATGCTTTATACAATACATTAACGTTTGCTGACTTTCCTTCAAATGTAGTAAAGGCTGTTTCTTGAATATCTGAATCTAACTGACAAACTAAATAAGTATACATAGTTCCTAAAGATTCATTTCTTTTTATTCTTATTCGATACCCTTGATTTGTGCTTGTGTTAAATTTAGAAACCAAGTCTGCATAACAAGGATTAGCTACAGAGGTATCACATATCATTGTTTTGTTTTCATTTGGTTCCATGTTGATAGTAGGGTTAGATAAATAGTCTGTGCTAGAATTTAAAGGTTTAAACTCTACATCTATTTTAAAGTTAATGGTGTAATCAATAGGATTTGTAACACAAGGGACATCTCCATTTTGGCAATCAATAATAGTTGCTGTGTCTATAGGTCTATAAAAATATAAACCTTGGTCTCTTTTTGCTTGGTTATTCCCTATGTTATAAAAGGTTTTAGTTGTTGAGTTGTTTTCTATAAAAGGTTGTATAACATAAACAGGGTTTCCACCTGAAGAATATAAGTTTTGAGCCACAACATCAAACTGATTAGAGTTAGAACCTTGAAACGCATTTATGTCCCAAGCTTTTCTAAACACCCCACCACCACTATTTGCTTTGTCTAGTTTTCCTTCTAACTCCCATGTGTCTATTGGAAAGTTTACCCTTAATGGATAATCAAAATAACTATACCCTGATACAGAACTATTAGTAGCTGATACTGAAAGAGAGTAGCAATATTCTGTGTTAGAAACAACAGAAGCATTTAAACACCTTAAGGCTGTGTCTCCCCTTAAAATAACTGCAACTATTAATAATAAAGATGCAAAGGCAATATTACGTGTGTTTTTAGGGTCTTCTAAGACCTTCAGTATACCATTCATACCTTTTCTAAAAGTAAAGCCCTTTAAATTTTGTAGTTTTTCTAAAATCTGAACACTCCTGATAAAACTTTCATTAAGTCTATTCCTAGTTGTAATATAAAAGGAAGCCATAAAAATAATATAACGTATCTAACTATTGAAAAAAATGGGTGTTGGTCAAAGAAGTCAAAATCTAAAGTCCCCATTCTTATTAAAGAAGTAAATGCTCCAAAGGTAACGTTTGCTAAGTTGTAAGAACTTTCAAGAACTCCTTGAATACCTGAAGCATCAGAAGTTATTTTAGGAGAATCAAAAACAATTAAGTCAGGGTTTCCTCCTTCTGATAGAAAAGTAGCTAGGTCTCCTGCGTTACCACCTTGGGTGTAAGCCATCTGACTTATAGCCCCCAAGATAACCATAACAAAATAAGGAACTAAAAGCGTAACTGTTACTCTGTAATTCATTACCCTACCCTACTAAATATATAATATGCTCCAAAGATAGATAGCACAGCTATAAACGTAAAGACAAACGCTACGCTTGGGAATCCTGCAAACATAAACACAAACAATGGGGTAGTTCCTAAAACCAAAACCATTCTTCCACCACCACTTCCATATCCTCTTACATAAGTAAACGCAAAAGATAATGAGATAATCAACAACAACATTACCACAACCATCAAGCCTGTGTTTGTTCCTTGAAAACCTAAGTTAAATTGTCCTATGCTATCAAAGGTAGTTTTTAAATTAGAGTTGGCGTAGTCTGTGTTAATATTAGTTTGTAAGGGCAATGCACTAGAGTTAGTGTGTGTTTCTGTTATAGCTTTACTTACACCAATTTCATAAATAGGACTAAGAACTTCGTTAGCCCTAGGTATCCCCTCTGCAATAAACGTGCTTCCAAGTACTGTTACTTTTTGGTTTGTTGTTACTATCCTGTTAGAACCAAAGTTTAAATCTTTTTCTAGTTCTTTAGTCATGTCTAATATTTTTTCTCTAAACTTAGTGTGAACTAAAGGGTCTGATGCTGATAAAGGAGGGTTGTTTTCACTTACCCAACTTACTACCTTACAAGAAGCGTTAGCAGATGTTACTGTGTTCCAAATGTTTTTATTCGGATATAAGCACACCCTTCCTGCTTCTGTTAATCCTGTTATAAAATTTCCTGCTTGTTCTCCAAAGGTTATTCCTGTACCTGCACCTTGTGAAGAAGAATAAACAGAAACTAAACCATATCCAACTCTTGGTAAATAAACTTCTTGTAATTTTAAAGGGTCTAAAGGATTTGTTAATGTAGAATCATAACAATTATTCCAAGAGCCTGATGTTCTTATGTCTTTACAATATCCTAACAGCAAAGGGTTTTTTCCATAATCACTTACTCTTGTTCCTGTAATAGTTATCCCTGTAGCTTTAGATATTGTTTGTGCATAAGTTGGGGTAGGTGGGTCTATGTGGCAATTCGTATTGTCTGATAAAAAATCACACCATGTTGAACCCCACGAAGTAGGAGAGTTGTTAGGGTTGTTTAATAAAGGCAGGTCTTTTACAGGCAACCTAAATCTCATTACAACTAAAACGTCTCCAAACTCATATACATTTTCAAAAGCGTTTGCTTCTATTATTCCATTATCATCTCCTAATAAAGAAGGGGGGTTGGCTATATAGCAATTTACCCCTGCACTTCCTCCATTTACAGAACAATTAGAATCTGAAGACCACCCATCAGTTACAACAGGTTGTTGAGCATAAAGAGAACCCATGCTTGACATTGAAGCCAAGCCTAGAAACAGAAATAAAGATAAATAAAAAAGTTGTTTCATTATTGGTTTTCTTGAAACAACAACCAAGCTTCTAATATTGTCCACATTGCCATACCTAAAGCAAAAAACCAAGATATGCCAATCATCATAGGAGGTACGTTTGCTGTACCTGAAACCTCTCCTGCTAAATAAATTGCACATACTGTGCCTAAAATAACAAATATTAAATTCAATGTTGTTCCTTATGCTTGTTTATATATAAAAAAATACTTAGGGGAAAAAGCTAGAATCCTCGAAAAAAGGTGTCGCAGTCTTTTTCCACCTAAGTATTCAAGAGGTAGTTCTAAACTCTTAGTTACCACCAAACTTATCCCAAGCAATCTTTGTAGCAAGAAATATTCCCCCCGCTACGACCACCAAAGGTATAAGGTTTACTATTGCGATTGCACTAGCTGATAGTCCTGTTGTTCCTGCGGCAGTTGATACCGAAGTAACGATAGTAGGAAGTAAAGCTAGGAACACAATTAAGACGATTGTGGCACTCAAAATGCCTTTCATCTGTGCTGACATATTATGTCTCCTATCTAAACAAACGCCTTCCACTTAATGTGTAAAAGTTTGTTTGTTTTGTATGTTTGAATACATGGCAGTTCGACCAAATCTAACTTGCAGAGAGCCAACGCCCACCTCCTAAAACCAAAACAACTGCCATTCCAATAACGACAAGTAGAGGTAGTGCTCTTAATAAGGAATTTAACCCTGTACCTACACCTGCATTAATTTGAGGGTAGGTTACATTAAAGGTATAAGTAGTATTGCCTGTTAGACCTGCAACAGTAATATAAGTTTGGTCATTAGAAAGAGTTGTACTTGGGGTTCTATCAACCACAGCAGGGGTTTGTTCCATAACAGTTATGCCTTCCATTGTGGTATTAGCACTTGGAGAAGGAACCCCACCTGAAGTTTGTAATTGTACATTACAACTATTAGCAGTTGAACCTGTGGTACAACTTAATGGGACTGTTGAAGAAGTATACCTTGCTGATTCTCCTGTACTGATAATACTTGGGAGAAAAAAAGCAAACGCTAACATACAAAATATGAACGCAAACGCAACTTTACCTAGATTGTAGAAGTACATTCTTTCCTAGTAACTTATTCTTATATGCTTAGATATATACACCATAAAATAAAGAAAGGCAAGTTAATTGAGAGTATGTATCAAAACACAAGATGTTGTGTTTATTCTATTTCTAGGCTCTCTATAGAGTATATTCTTCCACTATTAGTTCTTCTAGGAGCACCAAATGTGTCTCTAAGCCATGTGCCTAACTTTTTGTCTGTAATTTCTACCTGATTGTTTTTCATAACAGTCTGTATGTCTTGAAAATAAAGTTCATCATAACCTGCTTTTTTTATTTCTTGCATAACTGCATAAAATTTATTTTTCAATTCTTGTTCTTTGTTTTCTCTTATTCCTTCAGAGGTCAGCGTTATTGCTTTAGTAGGGTCTATTAATTGTTCTGTGTCGTAATATTTAAAAAACCTGTTGGCTCTCCAAACCCTGCCAATTTTTTTCATACCATAAGGAGCAACTGTGCCTTGGCTAGTCATCTCCCAAAATAAAATATTGTTTTTCTTGTCGAATTTTGTTTTGCATAAAAAATCTGTTTGCCAAAGCAACCTAGAGTTTAATTGCCTTATGTTTTGAGATGTCCATATAATAACAATCTTTCTTTTTCTTAACTGCATAAGCATTTGGGTAAACAAATAACTCATTGTGCTAGATGCTCTATAGCTGTCTTGTAAGGTTTGAATCTCATCAAGAAATATAATAGCGTTTCTAAGCCTGTCCCCCAAGCTAATTAAGTCTTCTACAGGAATATACTCCCCAAAAGATAATGCCCCATTATGAAAAACTTTAGCACCTAAGACTTCTTGTGCATGAAGCGTGAGGTAGGTTGCAAAAAGGGTTTTCCCACTTCCTCGTATCCCTTCACACCCTAGCACAGAGGAGTCTACTAGTAGTTTGCTTTCTGTTTTTTTGTTTTGTTCTTCAGTAGTCATATTATTTAAAAGTAGATAAATGTTTAAAGTCTTCAGGAAATAAATGTTGGTTACAATCAATACAGGCTAATATTTCACAAGGGTTTTCTTCTTTTAGTTTGTCGCAAACCTTACATCTAACTAGCCTGAATCTATAACAATAATAAGTAGGAGAATCTTTGTGAGCATCTATAAAATCTTTAAAGTCTTGTAGTTTCATTGTATGATTTCAGGAGGTGGTGGGTCTCCACCTGTAATAGCTATTATTCCAAACATTATTCCACCCAATATAGCCAAGTAAGTTATGAGCCTAACTTCTTGCTTAGACCATAAACTTTGTCCATGTTGTAACATTCTCTGTGCAGAACTTTGGTCTGTTGTTCTTCCTATGTCCATAGACTGTACAGAATTAAAAGAAGTATCAAAAGGTGTAAAAGGCTTTGGCTTCGTAGGGTCTACAAAGTCTATAACAGGTACAAGTTCTTTTTTTATTTTATAAAAAAAAGCAGGGCTCATTCCTTCTTCTACGTTTTTTCTAGGCTCCCATCTTTCAATCCATTCATAAACTTCATCATCATATTTTACTAAATGATAAACCTTAATCAATTCCTTGTTTAATTTCCACCAAGTAAAACCTGCTCCTCCAAATAAAATCATTATAACCATAAAGAACCCTAAGTAATAAGTAGCAGGAAAGACAAGCAAACATAATCCCATAAAAAGCAAAAGCCCAAACCCTGCCAATACAGTTTTGGGATAATAGTTTTTTAGTTTTATATCGTGCCCATTAGTCAAATGTGCCATAAACTTTTTCTCCTAGCTTTGTTGTTATATTAAACAATTTTCTTATTTGTGCTTTATGAACCTTTATTTCTTTTTCTAGTTCTTCTATTTTTTTCTCTAACTTAACCTCTCTATCTTCTAAGGTTTCGTAGAACTCGTTTCTCATACTGTCTTCATACTCAATCATATTTTTTTCCTTTCATTTATTCTTTATTTATTGGAGCCTGTGAAAATAAATTAGTTGCTCCACTTTGTCCTGACAATCCATCTGTAATAGATGTAAAGTTTTTTCCTACTGCAATAACTAAAAACACAGCCACAGCACAACCAATCAAAACAAAAAGTAATTTATCTAGCCTTGTTCGTTCAGTTGTTTTTTTTGATTTCTCTACTTCTAATTGTGTTTCTAAAAAAAACTCGTTTTCATAATCTCTTAAGTCATATTCATCTACAGGGTTTTCTAATCTATAGTTAGGAGACAAGGGTGCAAGGGGAGTGCCATCTCCAACTCTTACAGTAACTATTTGGGTTCTCTTAGGCTTTAAGAAACCAAACAACCTTGAACGCCATATATAACCTATGGCTTTAGTTTTCATACCATAAGCTTCTTTGGGAGACACATATAAAATTCTATTTCTTAGTTTACCTTCTTGAATTTGTGCTGACCCATCAGGGAAAAACCTAAATATGTTCATCTTTTATCCTTTCTTTCTTGGCAAGAAGCTTGAAGCACCTCTATCAATATAAGGTTGATAGTTTCCTGTAAGTATTCCAACGCCTTCCCTTCTTGCTCCACCATCAATAGACTTAGCAACTTCTAAAAACTTGTACACATGAACCTCTGCGTAAGTCATGTCTGAATAATCAATCTCATCTTTTTTCGGTGGGGCTTCCTTTTTCTTGCCCTTGTTTTCGTGCCTAGCTATTCTGTTTCTAGTGTTTTCAGCTTTAGCTAAAATCGTAGCTGTGTCCATGGCTTGTTCTTTATTAACGTTTGATGTTCCTAACAGTTGGTTCTTTGACTTGGCTTCTTCTAAATAAATTCTTGTTGTTTTAAAAAAGCCTTCTTGGTTTTGCTCATCAAGAGCAAAGCCATTCATTATATTTACACCTGCGTTATTAGGGTCTTGGTTTTCGTTTTCATTTACCATTGCTTTCTCCTTTAATTAAATAAAACTCCATATATTACAAATCCTAAAACAACTAATATTCCTATCGACATCAAAAAAGACACGATAGCAAAAGGCAAAGACAATAACTTAAATATAAACATTATTCTATCTCCTCTTTTATTTTTTCCATTGCTTCAATCAATTCTTCTGACGAAGGATTAATTCTTAAATAAACTAATGTTGTTTGCAAAGCACTATGTCCTAAAAAGTTTTGCAGGACATTTATAGGCACTCCATTCCTTAAGCAGTTTCTTGCAAAGGTGTGCCTTAATGTGTGCGTGCCCTTTATCTCTACCCCTGCTTCTTGCCCTATCTTTTTATACCAAACCCAAGGGGCTTTACGAGTTTTGAAAGGAATATAAGAAGAATCTTTTTTAGGATTAAGGTAACTATTGATAAAACCTATCATCTCATAAACAGGTGGGGTCATAGGAACTATCCTGTCTTTGTTACCCTTACCTTGCACCACCCTAAGTTCCTTAGTGCTTTCTCCTATAACAACATTTATAGGCTTAAGGTCTAACGCTTCTTGAATCCTTAACCCTGCGTAAAGCTGAAGCTTAATACAAAGAAGAACATTGTTTTTTCTAAAAACAGGCTTGGTGTTATGAAAGGTGTTTGCCACCCTTAAGAACTCTCTTTGCTGTTCTTTAGTTAAATAATCAGGTAGCTTGTGGAAACGTTTGTTATTCATTGTTTCTTTTTTCTTGGTCGCTTAAGGAAAAAGTCTTAACACAAGTGTCACATCAAGGAGGGCTTTCCCCTTAAGCTTTAAGTTATCTTATAAGAAAAGAAACAAAATGTCTAGTTTTGTTTCCTAGTTATTTATTGTTTACTATAAAACCTTTATTAAATTCAAAGCTTAACTCTTGTGTCCTGAAATCCCACGCAGGTACAGTCTCATATTTCAATGCTCCACCTTTTAGGTATTCTTCCATAGAAAGGTTTATCCCTCTTTCTTTTAGGTTGTTGTTAAATTGTTCTTTGTATTCTTTCCATTCTTTAGGGTGCCCTGAATAAGCATCTTCTAATTGATACAACAATTCTTCATTTAGGTTTCTTTGTTTAGGGAACCACCTTAGTCTTTCTTCTCCTCTTTCTAAAATACCTTCTCGGTCTCCTGAAAACATACCTGTAGCAAACCCTTCTTTGTATTGAGGGTCTGTCAAATTGTTTTCCATTAACACAGGCACCAATGGTATCATCACAGCTAGAGGAAAGAAAATCATCATAAGAATTTGTATTTTTCTATCTATCATTATTTAATCCTTTCTGTATGCCCTGCCTTTCAGCAGGGCAGTTGTTTTAATTTATTGCTTGTCGCAATAGTCCGAGAACTCTTTTGTGTCCTCAAAGTTATTAGTCATGGAAATATAGTTTGGGTCATCAGGAGATAACCCTAGTTTTGTTTCTATATTTCTATTTAAAAAATACTCTAACCTTTCAGCCATCTCATAACTATTAAAACTCAATGTAATGGAAATCTTTGCCATTTTATTAATCCTTTCTATATGCCCTGCCTTTCAGCAGGGCAGTTGTTTTTATCTAGTCCATAAAAATCTAAATTTTCTATTATCCCTTTCATAACATGGCTCTACGTCTTCTAGCCATTCTTCGTTATAATCAATAACGACCATACCATGTTCAGTTTCTGCAACAAGGGTTTTTAATTCTCCTTCTAGGTCATATCCATAATCGTGGATATTAATATATTCAAAATCGAATATATTAGATTTAACCTTTTTAAGCCTAATCATTATTTAATCCTTTCTGTATGCCCTGCCTTTCAGCAGGGCAGTTGTTTTTATTGTTGTTCAGGGTTGCTTAGATAATCCCCATATTCTTTTGAATCTTCAAAGTCATTATCTATGCAAACATGATAAAGCATTTTTTGAGCAAAGACATTTCTGTCTAAGAACTCCTGAAAACTTGCAATAGCTTCTATCTTATCTGAACTAATAGTAATCTGAAACCTGTTCATAACTTTTTCCTTTTTCTTGTGCCCTGCCTTTCAGCAGGGCAGTTGTTTTAATTTAATGTTCCATATTCAGTTGTTACAGCAAACCTGCTTTTTGTTTCTTAAGATATTCTTTCCTCATATCTTTAATCATCTTTGGGTGGATAACTCCATCAATTTCTAAAGCTTCGTTGCAAAAATGATTTTTAGTTACTTGTAGATAACTAAAACAAAACGTACACATGAAAGTTAGCTTGTTCGTAGCTTTCAGCTTACGAACTATCTGCTTCCTGTTCATAAGAACCCTCCTTTCTTTATTCAGTTTTCAATGTTCAAAAGAGTTAGTTTTTTTCTACCCTCGTTAACATTATACATCATGCGACAAACCTTGTCAAGGGCAATGGGCTAATTTAGGGGTGTCTTTTGGCACTATCTTTGAGACTGTGTATCAATAATAAGGCTATCTTTGAGACTTAGTCTCAATTTTTAAATAAAAAAAGTTTTACAATTAATAAGAATGTTATTGTTATTATTAATATAAAACTTGTAATGTGTATGTGAATCTTCATACAAGGGCTTGGCAGGGCATTGAGGGGGTGCCCTGCCTTATTTGATTATTTTTTATACCAAGCTTGGGTACCTGTTTCCATCAGGGTCTCATCTACCTTGATGTTCCCTACATGGTTTACTTCAAGACCATTATAAGTTCTCCATTTTAACAGGTCTAACACAAGTTGGTTTTTTTGAAGAACTCTAAAACAATTAGGGCACTCCACTTGGGTTACTAAACCATATCCAAAGTCAGTAACATATATTCCACATTGGCAAAAAGCACAGAATACTATTTCTCCACCTTTCTTTGCTCTGCTTCTTGGTTGCATTGCCCCTGAATCTTCAGGGAACCACTTAACTGCTTTTGTCAAATTTGTCCTCCATTCTTTCTACTATGTCTCGTGCAAGAGTGTTACTCAAAAAATCATAAGCTTTTGTTTGTCTAGTTATTACTTCGTGCAAGAGTTCTGCCACTTCTCCAAGATACTCATTAAGAGCATCTGCAATAGCGTTTCTCATATAGTTTTGAAACTCTATAGATTCTGTATCTATGTATCTACTCATTTGCAAACCACTCCTCCATCTTTTTACTAAACCCTTCAGGGTCTACCACCTTATACATCTCGCCTATACTATACCCTGTATAGTCTTCTATTGATGTAAATTCATCAAACGTGTCTGACAAATGCCTTACAAACTTCCATTCATTTTTAGTTAATTTCATCTTCACTTTCTCTTTCTTTTATTTCTAGTTTTTCTTTTATTAATTGTATGTCCCAAAAGATAGAATTTATTTTCATTTCTATCCATCTCCATCTGTCTTCTTTAGGTATCATACTTGCTCTGTATCCTTCCAATGCTTCAAGTGTGCACAAACAATGTCTGCAATGTTTTGAACAACAGGTTTTATTATTTCTTCCTCTGCTTCATTGTTTTTAACTATCACTTGATAAGCGTTTAATAATATACAAGTATGAATAGTGTCTAAATCAAAAAGATATTTTTTGTTTGACATCTATTTATTCCTTTCTTTTATTTTTTCTTGGTTTGCTGAATAGCTTTTACTATTGTCTTTAAATGCTAATCTCTGCACCAAAACTCCTAGCCAAAACCCTACCCCAAACACTCCAAACGTTATCGCTATAATTTCCATTCTTTCTTTCTCCTTTCTATTTATTATATTATTATTTTGTTTCCTTTTTGTCAATAGATTTGAACTCTTGACTAGCCATATCAAAGTTATACTCTCTTGCCAATTCTCTAAAATTTACTTTTATAAACATTAGTTGGTCAGGGGAAAGCCCTGTATATGCCCTTGCCTTTTCGTTGTCCCAAGCAAAGGGGGTAAACGCTTTTGCCTTTATCCCCTTTATATAAAACTCAAAATCCTCTCGCCTTACTTTTATTGTTTTCCTGTCCACATCATAAAACATCTCGTATGTCCTTGCTGAAGACTGCCTAAACGTAGACAATCTATCCTTTCTTGTTTTTCTTTTCTTTTTCTGCTTGGGTTTCCCTGTATCTTTTATAATACTCATGTCCAAATACTACAGCAGGTATCGTCAAAAGTCCTGCTATAAAATAAACCAAATCTGTGCTCATGTATTAATCCTTTCTTTCTAGTTATAAACTACATATTTATCATAGGTGCCTTTATCATCATACGCATCTTCTAAACCCCATTGCCAAAACAAACGAGGGTTCCCATTTCCAACCTTCTGCTTCTGCT